GGCTGCTATATATCGTACAGAGGCGGACATTCGTCCATGGACTACAGGACTTGCAGAGGAAACGATTCAAGGTCGAGGTGTCAATGCGACAAGCGCGCTGGAGAATTGTGAGACTAGTGCTATTGGTCGAGCGCTCGCTAACGCAGGATATGCAACAAAGGGAAAGCGAGCGTCACGAGAGGAAATGGTCAAAGTTAATAAAGCGAATGAAGTGAAGGCCACGATCGATGAGGTTAAAGCCAAGATGACAGAGACATCTGGAAGTTACATCCCAGTAGTGAAGGAAGATGATCCATGGACTATCAAGCCAGCGACTATGCCGCCCACAATGGGGGAAGCTGTATCGACGGTGAAAGAGATAATTGGAGGCCAGACAGACAAGGATATTCCCAAGTGCAAGCATGGAGACATGGTGTGGAAGACTGGTACGAGTAAAACAGGCAACAAGCCATGGGGGCACTTTAAGTGCATGGCGTGGGTAACTGGTGAACTTGGTGGACGATGCGAATCGCCTAACGATGTAATTTGGTATGAGATCAGTAAAGAAGACGGCACATGGCAACGCCAGAAGGCGAGAGTGTAATGGGACGCTTGCAGTTTATGAATCAAGATGGTGAGTGGGAGTCATTCCCTACAGAGGATGAGATTCATCGATCTAAAGAGATCATTGCAATCCTTGAGGAGTTTACATTCACGACTAGATGCTGCTTATGTAATGAGGCAATACCTTACAAAGACATCAAGGTAAACCTTAAGAGTAAGAGCTGGTCATGCGCTAAATGCCACGCGGTCAATGGCCTCACAAAGCCGTAAGTATCGAGGATTCTCAACCGAGCGTGTGGTGGCACGTTACCTTTCGGAGTGGTGGCCACATGCAGATATCGGTAGAGGGGCTGGAAAAGATATAACACATGTCCCGTTCGACATGGAAGTAAAGGCTAGATCGGCGTTCCAGCCAAAGGCATGGATCGATCAGGTCACAAAGAGGGCGAGTAAAGCTGGTGACTTGCCTATCGTAGTGAGTCGATTGAATGGTCAAGGGGAGAAGGCTCCTAGTGAGTACCTTGCATTCATGAGATTAGGTGATCTGGTCGATCTATTGCTAAAGGCAGGTTACGGGGATTATAAGGGCGATATTGGTACACTTGAACCTATGAGATGCAATATGTGTGGCGCATGGGCGTTCACTCAAGTATGCAGAATGTGTCAGAGTGATCCAGATGCCAACCTATGAGTTCGAGTGCGATAACGATAAGTGTGAAAGTAATGCACGCATAGAGGAATGGCTGAGCCTTAGCGAGCCTCATGATCTTGAATGCCCGTTCTGTCACTCACCTATGCACAAAGTTTACAGCTCTATAGGGGTATCGTTTAAGGGATCAGGATTCTATAGTACGGATCATAGATGAGCGACACGCCTCTGAACAGGACTTATAGTAATGTCCTTGACACGTCTGGTACTCTCAGCGCTAGAGCCCATCAGGGGCTCAACGCGAGCCCGATAGGGCTAGCTCGCGTGGTAGCACTCGCTATTGGGATATCTCTATCTATAGCTACGCCCCTAGATGCAGAGGCGTCAGACCTTGCAATTAAACAGCTTAAACAATTAGCCAATTACCAACTTACTGATAAGCAGTATGCATGCCATAACGAGATAGTCCATAGAGAGTCTCGATGGGACTATAAAGCTATAGGTAACCTCAATGGCACTAAGCAGGTATATGGGCTATATCAGATGAAAACTGAGAGCCTTAAGAAGTCAACACCTATTAAGCAGTTCTGGATGTATTGGCATTATGTAGCACATAGGTATGGGCATACTGAGTATGATGAGCCTAACTATTGTAATGCGTTACAACACTTAAAGACTAAAGGATGGCAATGAGTACCAAGCGCGGTGATCCACGTGGGACTAGAGCTTACAAAGCCAGACGCTTAGAGGTACTGCAACGTGACCAGTGGTCTTGCTTCTACTGCCAGATGCCTGCTACTACAGTCGATCATGTGATTCCCATAATCCAAGGAGGGGATCCGATCGCATTCGATAACCTTGTCAGCTGTTGTGCATCATGCAATAGCAGTAAAGGATCACGATCAGAAGGCTCTTTTTTAGCACGCAGGGCCACCCCACCTGTCTTTTCTGGCAATATATACCCGATGCAGTCCAGAACGATGCCAGACTCACCCTTTACTGCCCGACCAGTCACAGACAGTCCTGACTAGTGGCAGCTCGTAAGCAGCCGCTACGAGGGGCAACCAAGGCAAGGCTTCACAGTCCACTTCTCAAGGGCAAAACACGCTCAGATGAGATTGCCAAGATGGCTGAGGATTTAGGGACACCTTTGCTCCCATGGCAACGCTGGATGTTAGATGACATGATGAGAATCGATGCTAAATCAATGTACATTCGCAAGACTACGCTGCTATTGGTAGCACGCCAGAATGGCAAGTCTCATCTAGGACGCATGAGAGTCATTTGGGGTCTGTTCTATGGAGGCGAGATGAAGCATCTAATCATGTCCTCTAACCGAGCGACTGCTCTCATGACCTTTAGAGAGATCGCATGGATCATCGAAAATGCGCCGCATCTTAAGGCTGGCACTAAAGCAATCCGCTACGCGAACGGCGGCGAGCGCATAGAGCTTCTCAACGGGGCAACACTTGACCTCGTATCGGATACTCGTGACTCATCTCGTGGACGCACAGCAGATTTTCTCTGGATCGATGAAGTGCGAGAGATCAGCAAGGATGGCTACACAGCTGCAATCCCTACGACTCGCGCCAGACCTAATGCACAGACCTTGCTTACCTCCAATGCTGGTGACGCATTCTCTGAGACGCTAAATACGCTTCGAGAAAGAGCCTTATCTGCACCGCCTAAGTCATTTGGATTCTATGAATACTCAGCACCGCAATACTGCAAGATCACAGACCGCAATGCATGGGCGCTGGCTAATCCAGCACTCGGCCATACGATTACAGAGGAGTCACTTGAGGAAGCTGTTGCAACGAATAAGATTGAAGATATTAGAACTGAGCTTCTATGCCAATGGATTGATTCTCTACAGAGTCCGTGGCCTCATGGCGTACTTGAGGCAACCAGCGATGCCACGCTCCAGATTCCGATCGGCGGCTATACAGTTTTTGGCTTCGATGTATCTCCATCTCGCCGCAACGCAAGCCTCGTGGCTGGTCAGATTATGGGTGACGGAAGAATCGGTGTCGGTATCTTGCAGACGTGGGAGTCGCAAGTCTCGGTCGATGACCTAAAGATCGCAGCTGAGATCAAGGGATGGGCTGATCAATATCGTCCAAAAATGATCTGTTACGACAAGTACACGACGCAATCGATCGCTGAAAGATTGGCTAATGCTGGTCAAGTAACTCAAGATGTTTCAGGCCAGCAGTTCTATCAGGCTTGCTCTGACCTTCTTGATGGCATGGTCAATGGTCGAGTAGTCCATAACGGGCAAGAAGAATTAATAAAGCAGATGAATAACTGCGCGGCTAAGACTAACGATTCAAGCTGGCGCATCGTAAAGCGTAAGAGCGCTGGCGATGTATCTGCACCGATCTCTCTTGCAATGGTCGTATCGATGCTATTGAAACCACAACAGGTAGCGGCTATATACACCGAATAGCACAACATGTAGTGTATAATTGCGGTCTATGGGTATCCTTTCGCGACTTACAGGTGCAACACCGAAGGCCAATGTTGAAGCGCAATACGCACCGCAGGTTCTTGGTGAGTATTCGCCTTATGCGATGCCGTTCCAATTTGCCTACGTTGGACGCACAGAAGCAATGGGAGTTCCAGCACTAGCTCGATGCCGCAATCTTCTGGCTGGCACAATCGGCACAATCCCTCTTGAACTTTATAAAAAGTCGACAGGCGAAGAATTAGGCAAGCCACTATGGCTCGATCAACCTTCTTACTCTCAGCCTCGTTCAGTAACTATTGCTTACACGGTTGATTCACTTCTATTTTACGGACAGGCATTTTGGCAAGTAGTAGAGACATACCAAGAGGATGGCCGACCATCTCGATTTGAGTGGATCGCTAACAGCCGCGTCACAGCGACACTTGATCGCGATAATGTATTCGTAAAGTCTTACGCAATCGATGGTACGACTGTACCGATGGACGGCTTAGGATCTTTGATCACATTCCAGTCACTCAGCGATGGCATTCTCAACACAGGCACATCGACAATCCGCGCAGCTCTAGACATCCAGAAGGCTTCTGTAATAGCTGCGGCAACTCCAATGGCATCTGGATATCTCAAGAATACAGGCGCGGATTTACCACCTGTAGAAGTCCAAGGATTACTTGCAGCATGGAAGTCTGCCCGTCAAAATCGTTCTACGGCTTATCTAACATCTACTCTCAATTATGAGACAGTTGGATTCAGCCCTAAAGACATG